TTCATGTATGTTTTTAATACATTAAAGAATGTGCGGATTTTTTCTTTGACCACGTTGGTTGGTGGTGTATCGTCGTCGATTTCGGAATAATTGGGTGGCTGATGATTGGCTGAAAATAGCAATTCCATCGTTTTTAATCGGAACATGTCGTGTAATAGATTTGTAGTGAGGATTTCATCCGTATTGCCGTCGAGTAGGGCCGGTAACAATTCGATGTGGTCTAATAATCCGTTTGTGTATTCGGGTAGTTTGGTGCCATAGATGGTTCCGGTGAGTTCATCAGGAGTGGTGGTTTTGACATAATATGTTTTGGTGAGACCGCTGGCCAGATTTGGAATGGTCAGCGAGTTTTGCCATTGATTTGTTTTCCAGTCATAAATGCTGGCGTTTTGTAATTGAATGGTCACATTTTCGTAGGCGGCATACAATACATTGTGCAAATATTCACCATAGACGAGACCGGCGCGTTCTAGCACATCTATAAATCCATAATCACATCGCGGTTTTTGTGCAATACTCTGGAGGGTTTTTGAATCGTGGTCATTGCCGAATCCGAAAACAATGAAATCGTAGGTGGAATTGACGGCGGTGCAAATGGTAGTATTCGTATTGCTACTGGTATCTTGACCATCGGTCAACAGAATATGCAGGCGTTTATGGTTCGGAAATTCGGTCTGACGTAGCTGCATTTGTTCGTTGGTTATTTGGATGGGTAATAACAAATTGGTTGCATTGTCGGGCATGATTTCGTTGATTTTGTCAAGGTGATATTGGAGATTGTCGGGTGTCAAATGAATAAAATCGAATATTTCAGAGTTATTGTCGTTGAATGTATGAATACATACATTGAATATGAGATTGGGCATAGATTCGGCATATTTGACAAAAGTTTTTAATATTTGTGTCATAGTATATTTGATGTGGTCGATTTTGGTTTTGCCGTCTCTGCATACATCATGCATGGATTGCGATGCGTCGATACTGAATTTGACATCCCAGGTGAATGGGTTTATGGCAATTTCGGTAACCTTGACGGTGATTTTACCGAAATGGATATTGGCATCTTCAAAGATGTCAAAAGGCACCTGGGTGGTCGCGTTGTGGAATTCGAGAATACTGGTAAGAGTCATGTTATAGAATGCTATAAAATGAATGAATCATGGTTGGTTCAATTTTGTGTCATAGTTATGAATTTTTGATCGAGAGTTTCAAGAGTCGACAAATCGAATGGATTATTGGTCGTATGGGCCTCCCAGAAATATTTGCAAAAGGCCCATTGGAATTCCATGTTTTTAGGGTATAGATGAGTGTAGTCGGTTTGCAAGAGGGTGTGCATTTGTGGAGGGAGGAGATGGAGCTGGGTGGGCGGCAATACATAGGCGAGTTGCGTATAGGGTGAAAAGGGTTGTGTAGGGGTTTTTTGTGATAATAGGGTCGTGGTATGTTGGTGTGGAATATGGGAAACTAAATCGACTAAGAGGGGTGGATAATGGTAATTGTATTTCCATTTCCAGTTTGGGCAGCCACTGGTATAATAGGTATATACCCATTCTAATCCTTCTAAATAATTGGTGGAAAGGCGTTTGAGAAAGGGGGGAGTTTTGTTTTCATGGAAAAGGGCCTTGTAGTAGCGGTCTTCCCAGTAAGGTTCTTGCGGACAAATGTATTTTTCTTCGGCCCGGAAGATGATGGGGGCGTTGTTGAAAATATCGGCGCGGTCTTGGACGGTTTTGTCGGCCCATTTGCGATGGTCGAATTTCGCGCGAGCAGTATATTCCGTCGTCAAAAAACTGTATTCGTTTTTCGCTAAATCTTTCACGAGCTCATAGACGTTTTTCCAGGCAATGGATTGTGTAGATGGGTCAATCAAATATTTGTTTGGAGTTTTGCCTACTATATTGCGATAAGTATCGAGCAATACTTGAATCCCGTGGGTGCGAATATTTAGCGCCGGAAAATGTGGCAAAAAATCATTGCCCAGGAAAAAACACAAAAAGACGTAATCATAGATGCGTTGTGGGGTCGAGTTTGCACATTCCATTTCGCGCTGTATCGAATCGCACAGTTGTTTCACATCTAAAAACAGGGGTAAATGATTCGGGGTTTTTTGTTTTGCGACATCGCCAAACACAGGGGCTTCGCGGAAAATATAAATGTTTTCGTAATACTTTAGGTGGAAAATAGACAACATGATTAAATCGGAATCGAGACCATAGACGGCGGCATTTTGTTGGGTGAGTGGATGCTGGCGCATATGTTCGCACATTTTATGTTCCCCTTCGCCAGGTTCGATGGAACCCGAAACCACGATTTTGCGAATATTATATTGTTTTTCTTTGCCTCGAAACTCGGTGGCGATTTTTTCACTCAATGTATTCATAAATTGTGTTCCGGGAGTAATCGCCGCACTATTCCAGATTGGGGTCTGTGACGAAGTTTCGCCATGTTGTGTCATAAATTGTGACTTGTATCGGCGAGTGCGTTGCTGCTCCATTTTGGCAAAGGGCGCGACCCCGTCGAATGCAATGTATAGATATTCAGAGGGTTTAATCATGTATATATATTTTTTGATATTGGCAATCACTGCACTAATAATAAGGCTTTCGATGGGTCCTTGTTGTGGCGAGTAATTTTTCTCTAAGTCACGAAAGGCATCATAAATAATCGAATTGCAATCCATATAGAGAGCGGCAAATGCGGTCTTTGCTTGGTGATATTGCAAAGAACGTATAATATTAGAATGATTTTTAATAATATACGAAAAATAACTAGGGATTCCCATGGCGTCTCTTTTAGTAATATGTAGATGGGTTTATATTGTTTTAGAATTATATTTTAGAATTGTATTTAGAGACGTCATCTATTGATGGTATTTTATGGTAGATGATTATATAAAACCCCATTTTGTCCCTATTCTTTTTTGCACAGTTTATTCTATAAAGGGATATATATAGATGAATCGGAAAAAAGAGGACATTATAAAAAATAATATTAAAATGAAAACAATCATGAATCAAGATAACCATGATGTGCTTGTTTTCGTGCGTGACAAGGTAAAATACTTTCAGGAAATTACACGCAATACGATTCTATCTATTCAACAAAACAAAATAAATACGCTATTTAGTAATAGTGACGTCAATGTTTCCATCCATACATTGTTGGAAATATATGAAAAAACCGTTATTATTACAAATACAATTACAAACAATTACGAAATGACTGCACAAAAAAACGAAGCCTTGATTGAATCACTACAAGAAATCGTGGATAAACTCTCCATTATTATTTGCGGGTTTGGCACGCGCAACTTTGATGATTTATTGTTTATTTGTTTCGGTTCTCAATATTTGCAACAATTGCCTGAAAATGAATATTTGCGCGAAAAATTCGAACTTATTCGAAAATACGTCCATCCAATAGGTTATAAAAACATTGCCTGGAAGGCGGGACAAACGACCGATGAAATTACCGGCTCCATTTTATGCGCAAACAAAATCACGGACGATGTCATTCACATTGAAAAATCGAACCATTACGAATGTTATGACAATGACAATAGTGTCAATACGCGGTTTTTTAATAAAGTATACGGAATTCGCGTTGTATTGCAAAATCCGAAAAGTTCTCGAACCTTGATTGTAACGGGTGTAATAGATGACATTGCCATCGAGTGTATTTCCAACAAATACATTGAACGTCGGAAATCGAGCATCTTAGAAAGGAGTGATATAGATGTGGAATTGTATGAACGATTGTTGAAATCATTCACCCTCAAAGATTACTTGATATATGGCAATGAAGATGTCTATAAAAAATATCTCATGATTTATGCCGACGCCGCCTTAATCAAAAACACAAATCTGGAAAATATTATACGAAAATTCACGTCCATGGATACGTTTGCGCAGAGAAATATGTTGATTAATCTGTTGTGTGTCAACAATAACGACGAAGTCAAGTATATCACGTATTTGCTATATGACGTGATTACGGCTACAAATGGAAACGCAGGAGAAGTCGTCGATTCCCGAGAACAATCGCTCATCTATGACAGTTTTCCATGGGCCGTCAAAATCCAGTTCAAGGATATTATGAAATTCACCATCAAATACACCCAGGATATGATGCAAAAATACGACATTAATCGCGTTTCCTTAGAACAACAAATCTATGTCATGAAAGTGCCCGAATACATTAAAGAAAAAGCGATGGTCAAACTCAAAGAAATCAAAGGAAAGGGGGATGAATCAAGCACCAAAGCAAAACAATATTTAGAGGGATTGTTGAAAATACCGTTCGGAATCTACAAAAAAGAACCGCTATTGTGCGCAATCAAAACCATCAACGAGGAGTTCAAAATCATATTGAATCAATGCGATGAATATTGCGCAAATTTGCAAATTCCGAAAAAGGCACAATATGCAAACATTGAAATCATTAGTTACATGGACCGCATTAATATATGCGTGCGCGACAAACTCGGTAATTATATCTATAACACATTAAAAATTCAAAAAAACAAACAGCTATTGTCGATTTTGAAATATTTGCGCGACTTGTTCACACGTGAAAACATCGACTATGTTTTTCGCTATGGCAAAAAACCCGAGAACATTGCACAAATTGCAGATGTATTACAAAAGCATCCACAATATAAATACGACATTTTTGACATGATTCAAGGGTCGACCGTCGGAAAAATAAAAACGTCCATGTCGAGTATCCATGCATCGATTAAAAATATAGATGTGGATTTAAAACGCGTTCATGATGTATTAGACGCATCGATTCATGGTCACGATTATGCAAAAAATCAGATTTTAAAAATCATTGGTCAATGGATGAACGGAGAACAGACGGGTTATTGTTTCGGATTTGAAGGTTCTCCCGGTGTAGGAAAAACGTCAGTGGCGAAAAAGGGATTGGCGAATTGTCTATTGGATGCCGACGGAGCATCCCGACCTTTTGCATTTATTGCATTGGGTGGTTCATGCAACGGGTCGACATTAGAAGGACATAGTTACACCTATGTGAATTCTATGTGGGGGCGTATTGTCGATATTTTAATGGAAACGAAATGCATGAATCCGATTATATACGTTGACGAACTTGATAAAGTGAGTAAGACAGAACATGGCAAAGAAATTATAGGAATATTGACACATTTGATTGATACGACACAAAACGATTGTTTTCAAGACAAGTATTATTCGGGGATTAATATAGACTTGTCAAAGGCCCTCTTTATTTTTTCATATAATGACCCAGAGAACATTGACCGTATTTTGTTGGACCGTATTCACCGCATTCGATTCGATAACTTGACGCTCGAAAACAAAATGGTCATTGTCAAAGATTATTTGTTGCCAGAAATCAACGAAAAAATGGGGTTTTGTGATGTAGTGGTTCTCGAAGAAGGTGTTATCGAATATTTGATTGAAACCTTTACCATGGAACCCGGTGTGCGAAAACTCAAAGAGGTCATATTTGATTTATACGGCGAAATCAATCTCGAGCTATTACGCAATTGCGCCGCCGATACCATACCTATTGTCATCAAAATCGAAGATTTAGAAACAAAGTATTTGAAAAAATACCACAAAATCCAGGAAACGAAAATACCGGAAAAAAGTGGAATAGGAATTATTAATGGATTGTGGGCCAATGCTTTAGGAAAAGGGGGTATTATACCTATTGAGACGATGCTTTATCCATGCTCGGGGTTTTTAGAATTGAAATTGACGGGATTGCAAGGAGACGTCATGAAGGAAAGTATGAATGTGGCGAAAAGTCTGGCATGGGGTTTGACACCTTTAGCAAGAAAAAAGGAGCTGATTGCCGAATTTGAAGAAACAAAATGCCAGGGATTGCACATTCACTGTCCGCAAGGTGCCGTGTCAAAAGACGGACCTTCAGCCGGAACCGCCATCACCGTTGCCATTTATAGTTTATTCAACAAACGCAACATATCCAATACAGTCGCCATTACGGGCGAAATCAATTTGCAAGGAAAGGTGACCGCGATTGGTGGATTAGACTCGAAGATACTCGGTGGAATACGGGCAGGTGTGAAGCGGTTTTTGTATCCAAAAGAGAACCATCGTGAATATGTGGAATTTATGGAAAAATATGGGGGGAAATCATGTGTGGATGGTATCGAATTTATCGAAGTATCTACCATTGAAGACGTTTTTCCGCATGTCTATGACACCTTTTAACATTCTACGCACCGACCCCTGAGGGTCGGTGTATGTGAATGTTATTAGGCAACGTTACTTTTAACCGATAAATTGCCTTTTATGTCAATAATTCTACCAATGGTAGAATTATCGATTATATACCAGCAAAGATTTAAAATGGGACGCTCCAAAGAGCGTCATTTCAAAACGTTACTGATATCTGACCATTGAGGAATTAAAATGTCCCATTTTAATTCTTCAAGGGTTTAAATCGGAAATTAAAAGGTTAAAAGGTGGAATAATCTCTAGTAATAGTGTATAATGACAGGTCTTAATTTTAATTTTATTTTATATACGGCATTTCGTTTAGCGCCTTTTATATTGGTCAGTTTTTTCTCATTGTCTTCGATTTTAAATCAAGATTTGAAAGGATTGATTTATCTGGCGGGACTCTTGTTTGCATCGTTTTTAGCCATCATGATTGGAAATATGGATGTATTCAAGAAAGATGTGGACACTACCGACAATGACCTCATTTGTAATGTGTTGACCTTGACCGAAAGTGGGCGATTGTCAAATATACCTTTAAGTATGGTGGTCTTTGCCTATACCTTTTTCTATTTGGTGGATATTATTGCACACTATAAATTGGCAAATCAAAACATTCCGACCTTGATTATTTTCCCTTTGCTCATTATCGGAGAATTTATATGGAATCGCGCCTACGGTTGTGCGAGTCTCAGTGCCATTATTGCGGCGTTTGGTGTAGGTTCTCTCATGGGCTGGGCATGGTCGGCAATGATACGCTCCACCGGTGTTGTGCAATTGCAATATTTTAATGGTATTAGTAATGCGGCAGTATGTTCTCGTCCATCGAAACAAAAATTTAAATGCACGACTGCGAATGCATAGTGTAATTACATCGCCTATGTGTAGGGGCGATGTAATTATGAAAAGATGTTTATGGCTCAAAATATTCCAGGTTTTGCATCAACCAGTTCTTGATGGACAAGAGAACCCGTTTGCGATACATGTCGTTGGCAATCATTTTGATACTGGCAGATTTGTCTGCAAAATGGAACAAAAAGTATTGAATGATGTTGGCCGTATTCGCCGCTGAATATTTAGCCATCAATTCCGATTTAGGAAAAAGAGGGACGTTTTTGCGCAGATTCACGCTATTGTGGAAATCATACAAAAAGGTGATTAGTTGGTCTTTGGATTGTATGGCATTGAAATTCGAATTGTCTAAATAATGTCCGGCATGCGCAGAACAATCAGGGCAAGGGAGATTGCGGCAAATGGCGTTTATTTGTTGCAACAGTCCTTGGCGAACAATATGGAAGTGTTCGGGCTTGATTTTTTGTGCCATCGTATGTAGAAAAAACCAGGTGGGTTCTCCCCATATCATCTTTTTTTTAGGAGGGAGGGCGGATGATGTCTCTTGTGATGGCGCAGGTTGAGGTATAATTTTGCGAGGATAAACCGTTTGTTTGTTGATGAAATTCATGGATTGTATTTGCTGATTGCTTTGTCTTTTAATCGTGCGCGGTTTTGAAAACATCATGTTCATGGTTATAATAGGTGGGTAAAAAATATTTTGCAGATAAAACAAATAAACATAAAAATATAACACTACAATATAAATGGAAACAAAAGACCAATTAATCAAAAGTATCAAAGAATGGGTGAAAATCGACAATGAAATACGTGCGCTACAAAAAGAAGTCCGAAAGAAACAGGCCGATAAAAAAAACATTTCGAAGGATTTGATGGAAGTCATGCGCAAAAACGAAATCGATTGCTTCGATATCAAAGATGGGCAAATCATGTATTCGAAGAAGAGTGTCAAAAAACCCATTACTGCGAAAAATTTATTGGGTATTTTAGCCAATTATTGCAAAGGGGACATTGAAAAAGCGACGGAAATGAACCAGTTCATCATGGATAGTCGCGAAGAGACCGTGAAAGAAGTCATTGTGCGTAAAATAAAAAAGACGGTTGAACTCGATGCTTAATAGGCAAAATCGTTGAGGTCATATCCGCTCGATGTTTTTGTGCATTTTGCAATAATAGCCGGATTTGATTTATTGGCTAAAATATCTTCGGTTTTATAGACATTGTTGTATTTGTCAATATAATAGACAATCCCGCGAATTTCTTCGGCGAAAACCTCGAGTTTTTGTTGGGAAGGATTGTCTGCATTTGTTGCCATCGACCCGTGTGGAACACCCTTCGAATGGGTTCCGCAAAATTCGCAATTTTCTTTGCGTTGTCGAGTGCATTGTTCGCCATTCGCCCGTTTTGCAGTGCATCTATTTTCGGACGGAATACAATTTTTGGTGCGTTTGCGTTTCACAAAGTCGTCTTTGGTTAAACAGAGGCGGTCGTAATCATAGATGAATTCGAGTATTTCGTTGATTTTTTGTTTTTCGGCGAAATCTAAAGATGCCATTTTTTCGCGAATGGCATCTTTGAACCCCGTAGTATAGGTTTCGATTCGTTTGTTGATGTTTTTCTCCATTGTATGCGTTTCGTTTGTTGTGTAATAGATATGTTGATGATGAATGCTTTCAATTTTTTGCAACTACTATAAGAGGTGCAGTAAAATTGATTGCATTTGTGGTCAATGATGGTTACCTAAGAATCATGGAGAAATTACGACAAGGCCAACGATATTTGTTTCACATGAACCGACCCTTTATCAATGATGCGGAGTCGTTTCGAGCGAATGTAGTCAAAGTCTATAGCAAAACACTTGTTGTGAATTGTTGTGAAACAGAGCGCAATAGGAATACACAGGTAAGTATGCCGCTGAAATGGGTGAAACGGGCAGACACATTGGAAGATATTGTTTGTGACAATCCGATTTTGCCGTCGGAGATTTTGTTACTGATTGACGGTTATTTATGATGACAAAATTGAAATTTTATGGCCGGTGGATATTATCACCTCATACAATCATGGAATACTTACAAACTGCAAAAAGCCTGCTCACCAGTGCCGCTGGCGTCTATGTCATATGGATATTATTACACTATATCTCACCGCATCTTTATGTGAGATATTGTGTTCCGGCAACAATTACTGGACTACTCATGTCGGTATTCGTCGCACCTGCTCCGCATTGCCAGGCCCTGCGCTGGACCATTTATAATGGCGGAAATGCTATCTTAGCCATGTGGATATTTGTCGGCACCTGGTTCATGCAATA